TGATGAAATCCATGCTTGCCTTAATGACTCATGCCATAGATGGAAATCATGTGGAAGAGTTGAAAAAGGCAAGGGATGATATGCAAGAATATTTAATAAGGAGGTAGAAATATGCCAGAGATAGACCCAATCACAAGAGAAGAAAAACTATGGAGTGGCGAGGATATAGAGCCAATCACAAGAGAGGAAATGTATATCAAGCATATATTCGACAAGACACAGCCCATTCCAAGCAAGCCAATTACAAGGAAAGAGATGCTTTTAGAAAAGGCAGGAGAAGGTGGTGGAAGTGATGTAACCATCAAACAGCTATCAGTAACAGAAAATGGAACATATTCAGAGGAAGGCACAGCATATAGTCCTGTAATCGTAAATGTTCCTGCACCACCAATTCCCGATAATGCTTATCTTTTGAATGAGGTTGAGGGATTACCATCAGACATAGCAAGCTTCTCCGATGGCTCAAATCTCCCAATGCCAAAGTTGGAAGTTGCGGTAGAACCACAGCAAGACCTACATGGCTACGACCATCCGTGGGTTGGGGGAGCAGGGAAGAATAAACTGCCTTTTCCATATGTGTCAGATTCCACCACTGTTTGGGGAATAACATTTACTGTAAATGATGATGGAACAATAACTGCAAATGGTACTGCGACAAATAGTATTTATTTGGACCTTATTTACAATTTTTCGCTTTCGACAACAACATCGTATATCCTTACTGGTTCAGTTTCTGGTTGTCAAATATATGTAAAAGTTAAGGATAGTGAAGTATATCGAGATTATGGAAACGGTGTTACATTCACACCATCTGATATAATAACAAATGTTACAATGTATATTCCAAATGGTACAGTAGTAAATAATGCCGTTTTCAAACCAATGATACGCCTTGCAAGTGTCACAGACTCCACCTTTGAACCCTACTCCAACATCTGCCCTATAATCGGACATACAGAGGCGAATGTGGTTGTATCACCTACCACAGATGCGGAAGATGGACAAACCTACAACATCCAATTCAAAGACGGCTCAAACCCACTCACAGTATATGGCGGTAGTCTTGACGTTATAAATGGTACGAGTGGAAATAAAAAGACACTTGGTTATGTGAATTTGGGAAATCCAACATGGGGTTATAATAATGGCAGATTCTACTATAACCCAACTGATGCAAAAGTGTATGCACAAACAGAAGTGGCTAATATGTTATGTAGTCAATATCCAATTAGTAAATACCTTAGTCAAGCAGATAATTCAATTTCAAGTTATGCGGGATATATCTATGTAAGGGCTGATTCATATGGTGAAGATGTAACAGCCTTCAAACAAGCCATGAGTGGAGTTCAACTTGTCTACGAACTCGCCACACCAACCACTTTTGAATCACTTGCAACACCTATTAAATCGTTAAGCGGTAGCAATAATGTGTGGGCGGATACGGGAAAGATAGAAGAATTAGAATATTTCGGCAAGGAGGTATAAAACATGAATTGGAAAAGAAAACTAACAAGTCGAAAGTTTTGGATGGCTGTCGCATCTTTCGTAACAATGTTGATTGTGTTTATATGGAAAGATGAACAGCTTGGAGCTCAAGTTGCTTCTCTGATAATGGCAGGTGCAACAGTAATCGGTTATATCATAGGAGAAGGACTTGCTGATGCAGGAAACAAAGGAGGAAACGAAAATGAAAATGATTGATGTATCAGAGTTCCAAGGCAAGATTGATTTTAAGAAGGTCAAGGCTGATGGAATAGAGGGAGTCATTATTCGTGCAGGGTATGGCAAGGGAAACTCTGATGAATATTTCGTCAGAAACATAAATGGAGCAATCAAAAATAAGCTTCATGTGGGCATTTATTGGTTCAGCTATGCTTATACAGAGGAAATGGCACGGAGAGAAGCCAGATATTGCAATGACCTCATCCAGACTTACAAGCTTAATATAGACCTGCCTGTATTCTTTGATTGGGAATACGATTCCATGAGATATGCAAAAGAGAATGGTGCAGAAGTGGACAAGGCTCTTGTTGTAGGTATGACAAAGGCTTTCTGTGATGAGATTGAGAGTCTTGGATACACAGCAGGGTATTATACTAACCATGATTATTTCAATCAGTTTTATAAGGGAGCATCCTCTCTTAAAAAGTATAAGATATGGTTTGCTGATTATGAGGATGAGTATAAGGATTGCTACATTCAGCAGACATCTGATAAAGGAGAAGTCAACGGTATCGAGGGAAGTGTTGATACAGACGTTCTGTGGGGCAAAATAGAGGCAGAAAAGCCAAAGGCAACAAATTCCACATCCAAGAAGAAAAAGCCTGTTAAAAAGCCTTCTACGAAGTCAGAGAGGTATATAGTAGGTAATACTTACACCATAGATGTTAGGTCTGCATTGAACGTCAGAACAGGAGCAGGAAAAGACTTCCCATTAGTGGGATATAATAATCTTACGGAAGATGGAAAATCTCATGCGTATGAAACAGGTGCGCTAAAGAACGGAACAAAGGTAACCTGCCTTGAGGTAAAAGAGAACAGCGATAAGGATATCTGGATTCGGATTCCTTCTGGATGGATATGCGCTGTTGACGGAGATAAAACATTTGTAGTATAATAATGCAAACTTCCAATTACACACTTTTCACCATAAAAATAAGTCATTCAGAAATGGGTGGCTTATTTTTTTATTGAGAATATAAAATTTTTTATAATTTCTTATTGACATATATTCCGAATAGGTGTATAGTGTATACAGAGGTTGAGGCAAGGAACTTTGCGAGGTGAGGATAACTTTTACCAAATGGGGTAATCGCCAACCAAAACCCTCTATGACGTAGGAATAAGCGAATGGCTAGGACACAAAGAGAAATCTGGGAATACGGGGCACGATGGAAAACAATAAGACGAAGACTACAGCCGAGAAATGAAAAGCACCTCAACCTCTTATCAAAAAGGAGATACAGGAGGATAAGGATATGGCAAATATGAGAATCGTAGGGATGAATGCAGGGATTATGTTTATCCAGAAGCAGATTAAAAGAGAGTGGATACAGGAAGTGATGCTGAATGTACAGTTTGAAGAAATGATGCAGAAGGAATATGCTCCATATTGGAAGAAATACCTTGAGAGCGGAACAGATAAGAGCGCAGAAGCATTCTTCTACAATTACAATGAGACGGATGAGATGCAGGAAAAGGGCGAAGCGTTTATCTATAAGGGCAGAGATGAGAGAAATGCAGAAAGGATGCTGAAGCATCTGCAAGCTAATCAGTATTAGAAGAGAATTCCTGTAGGTAGGCGGTCAGATTTTCAGAAAGGTGTGAATATGGCAAATTATGATGATACCTATATGAAGAAGGGAAACAGCATAATTAAGTTGAGAATCATCTTCACAGAGGATTCAACAAGGGATACAGAGGCAACATGGAATGGCAGAGTATTCACAGGAGAACATGATGTGGATTTTGATACCAGATATCATGAACTGAAGGAACAGGGATACAAAGAGGCACAGATGCTGAAGGGCAGATATAGTGGAATTACATTTGAGGAGGTGTGATATGGATTATATGAGAGGTTGGGAGATAATTCTCAAAACAATGTGCGAACAGCAGGGCATCTATCCAAAGGATAAAAAGACCTGTGGTGGATATGGATGCTGTGAGCATTGCATCCACAGTTATTATGATTATGGCACTCTGGAATGCAGAAAAGATGAGATGGGCGAAAAGTATTACGATGTATGGGAAGATGATTCTTATGACATAACAGGGATGGAAACAGACCGATATTGCAAATATTATGAGGAATATCCACAGGAGGATTAAAGTAAATGAGTGAATCCCATCCTGTCAGCAATGGCAGGGTGGGGATAAGATAATGAGAAAGGAGAAAACATGACAGAGAATGATTACATTGCAGAATACATTAAGGAGAAGAGACCAGAGATAATTTCATCATTAGATTTTATATTCTGGAAAATTGGCAAGTCGGTAGAAGTTGCAATCAACGATATTGCAAGTGGTCTTAAGAATATATTCATATCAGAGAAGGAGGAACAGGATAATGACATTCAAGGAAATGAGACAGAAGATGGGATTGACACAAAAGCAGGTGTCTGATATTTACAAAATCCCTTATTCAACTATTCAGAAGTGGGAACACGGTATAAATAATCCACCAGAGTATGTATTAAGTATGATGATGGAGTTGTATCGTTTAAGGAACATATCAGATGTAATAAAAGAAAGGAGTAATACCTAATCCTCGTGAAACGAGGTTGAGTGATAAATACTTTAGCTGTCAATTACTCGTAAAATAGTATTAGTGACGATGCCCACTAGCTGAAAGATTGCTGAAAGCCTTATGACGGAAACTTCATAAGGCAAAAATGGGGAGTTTGAACTATTGACCGCAAGCGTGATTAGCGTAAGTGGTCGGTATGAAAGTAGTTTGGTTAAGCGCAGGAGTAAGCAGTTTTATTGCAGGATATCTTGTAAAAGACACAGTTGATGAATGGATATATATAGATATCGACAATCAACATCCAGATAGTATGAGATTTATAAAGGATTGTGAAAAGGCACTTGATAGAAAGATAACAATATTGAAATCCGATGAGTTCAATTCTGTGCAGGAGGTTATAAGGAAGTTTAGATGTATCAATACACCTTATGGTGCACCTTGTACAGGAATGCTCAAAAAGAAGGTTCGCAAGAAGTGGGAGAATGAGCATCTTGGTGAAGAGTTAACTTATGTATGGGGGATGGATGCAAATGAAAGCCATAGAGCCGAAAGGTTGGTTGAGTCACAACCAGAGTATCGGCACGAATTTCCGCTAATAGATAACCATATATCAAAGCAGGATGCCCATGCCATCCTTGATAGGTTAGGTATCAAAAGACCTGTAATGTATGATTTGGGATTCCTTAACAACAACTGTGTCGGATGCGTTAAGGGTGGTCAATGGTATTGGAATCAGATAAGAAAGCATTTCCCACAGGTGTTTGATGATATGGCAAAGTTAGAAAGAGAAATAGGCAATAGTTGCATTAACGGAATATATTTGGATGAACTTCCAGAGGGGGCAGGGAGAAAAAATGCTGAAATATCTCAAGATTGCGGAGTAATGTGTTTTTTGGCAATGGATAATATTGACAGCAAATAATCATTTTGTTATATTCAAGAGGAGGTAACATTATGGAAAACGAGCAAATGACAGTTCCATATATCGTGCATGAGAGCGCAATGGCAAGGAATGAAAGACACATCCGAAGGCTAGTGATAGCTTTGATAGTAGCTATTGTGATGATAGCTGTGACTAATGTAGCGTGGCTAATCTTATGGAATAGTTATGAATATGTTGGCGATTCTGAAACCACTTATTCTCAAGATGGAGAAGGTGTCAACATCATAGGAGACAGGAATCATTATGGCACAGAGATTGACGATAAAGAAAACCAGATACCGCAGGAAGAAGAACGGACGAAGTAAAGGTACAAGGCGAAAGAAGAAATGATGGAATATTCCAACAGCCAAATATCTGAAGTAATAGATGAATGGATTCATTCAAAAAGAGACAGAGACATCATGAAGTCGAGATTGATTGATGGTCTTACTCATGAGAAGTTGGCAGAGGAATATGATATGTCAGTTCGTCAAATAAAGAGAATTATATATAAAAACATGGATATCATATCAAGATACTTTTAGGTCATGTTGTGCATCTCCTTTTATAAAGGACAGCAGAAATGCTGTCCTTTTTTATTTTGTGTTTTAAGGCTATTAGAAGGCTCATACAGAGCCTTTTATTTATTTTCTGAATATTTCCCCATGTGTCACGGAAAAGGCATTTAAAAGGCATCTGCGTGACATTCTGCAATCTTATCGATTTAGATACAATCATCATGAGGTGGTTGTATGTACATCAATTATAATCCGAATCCAAAACAGAAAAGAGTGGGCGATTGCGTAATCAGAGCAATCTGCAAGGCATTGGATATGGATTGGGAAGACGTATACATTCAGCTATGTCTGCAAGGATTCAAAATGGCAGATATGCCTTCAAGCAATGCAACATGGGGGGCTTATCTTATGTCCAAAGGATTTATAAGAAAACCCATCCCAAATTCCTGCCCCGAATGTTTTAATATAAGACAATTCAGCCAACGATATTCGGATGGAATCTACATTGTCGGAACAGGAACACACGCTGTTGCTATTGCTTTTGGAAATTATTTTGACAGTTGGGATTCTGGGGAGGAAGTAATCCAATATGCATGGGAGTTAGTCAAATAGTTTATCACTATATTTCCATTTGTAGCCTCCTGCATAAACTCTTTTCCCTTTGCAACATTTGATAATACTTGAACAATCAATACCTGTTATTTTAGAAGCAAATTCGGATGAGTAATACCATGCTATAACGATATCATTATATATCTGAAGTACAGGGTTTCCGCAAGATACTCCTTGGACAAAACGTGCTTTCCCGTAGGACATATTGTATTCCCTTGTACACCATTCTAGGTTATCAACATTGTTGTTTGTCTTTATTTCATCCTTGTGATTCACTTCTTTGTAATTGTTGGGATTAGGAATAAATGCGAGAGCAACTAATCTGTGAATAAGAAATGTTTTGCAAATTCCATCTTTCGACAGATTCACAGAAAAATAGCCTCTCGTTAAAAAAGGCTTTAAGATAATTTTATTTCTTAAACTTTTGACATTTCCGAGATTGCTTACTTCGTACAAATTTTCGTAATAAGGGATTGGTTTCCATATTTCTTGCATAAAAATAACACCTGCCTTTCGTGATTGATGCCTTAAGAATAATCAGCGGAATCCGTTAAGGCATTACGGTATTCGGGAGCGACCCTATCCGCTGTGAATATATTATAACTCTTTTTTCTTTAAAAGGAAAGGAGAGGTAATTATGAATTATCAGAACTATCCAAATTATCAGCAGAACTATCAACAGAATTATCCAAACTATCAACAGGCATATCAGCCATATTATCAGCAGATTCAGCAACTTCAGAATCAGATTCCACAGATACAACAGCAAATGACACAGCAATCATCACAGGGATTGTTCTATTTTGTCAATTCAAAAAAAGAGGTAGAGGATTGGGTTCTTGGAGCAGGTCAGACAGCATTCTTCTTTGAAAGAAATGCATCTGTGTTCTATATCAAGTCAGTTGCGCAGAATGGATTATCACAACCGATAGAAGTATATGACTATACACAGCGCACAGAGGCATCAGAAAGCGCAAATAGCGATGTTGTTGTTGATATGGACAAATACATCACTAGAGATGAATTTGAGGCATTAAAGAGCGAATTAGAGGCTCTGAAGGAGGCAGAGGGATGAGCATATATGAGAAGTTCAACAATCAGCCAAACATAATGGCAGATGCACAGAGATTGCATGAGCATCCATCCGAAATAAGCGAAATGCTATTGAATAAGGGAAGGATAAACAAGGAACAGTATCAGCAGATTAAAGAAATGCAGAATCCGAAGGATATCTGTATGTATTTGATGAATCAGAATCCTAGATTCAATCAAGCAATGAATATGTTATCAAACCTTGCAAGGGTAAAAAAATAAATTAAAGGAGGACATAAATATGTCACTTACAACTGAAGGAATGACACCTGCCGATATCTATGCCTGCACAAGAGGAGGCAACAATGATGGATTCGGTGGTGGAGATTTGGAATGGCTTATCATTCTACTCTTATTCGCTAATGGCGGATGGGGCATGGGTGGATTCGGAGGTGCTGGAAACATGATGCTTGGATATGATTTCCCTTGGCTTCTCAATGGACAGCAGGGCATAAACAACAACACAAACAACGGATTCCAGAACGCTATGCTCAATGACAACATCACATCAATCAGAGATGGAATCGCAGGTCTTGCAACACAGCTTTGTAATTGCTGTGGCGATATGCAGATGGCTCTTGCCAATGGATTCGCAGGAGTAGAGCAGGGTGCTAACGCAAGACAGATGGCTAACATGAATCAGATGTTTGCAAATCAGACAGCCATGATGCAGGGATTCAACAACATTCAGAGTCAGTTTGCAGACTGCTGTTGCGAAAATCGTCTCGCTAATTGCCAGACACAGAACATCATTCAGAATGAAGGCAACATGACACGTTTTGCAGACGCAAACAATACTCGTGACCTTCTCACCAATCAGACAGCTAATACACAGGCTATTCTTGACAAGCTGTGTCAGCTTGAACTTGATGGAAAGAATGATAAGATAGCAGACCTTGAAAGACAGCTTACAATGGCAAATCTACAGGCATCACAGACAGCACAAAATGCATTCATTCAGCAGGGATTCAGTAATGAGGTAGATGCGCTTTATAACAGACTCAATTCTTGCCCTGTACCAACAACACCTGTATACGGCAGAACACCTATATTCACTTGCAATAATGGCGGTTGTGGATGCAATAACGGATTCTAGGAGGTGGGATTATGGCAGAATATTTATACAACGAAATTCAGAGTGTTGCCTTGAATAGTCCTGTCCTTTTCAGAAATTCCATTCCTTGTCAGCAGGGATTCGTGTATCACGAAGGCGAGACAGGGAATTTCATCTTGAGAAACATGACAACCAACTGTAAATATATCAATTTCCAAGTGACTTTTAATGGGAATATTGCTCTGCCAGAAGGAGCAACAGTTGTTCCGATAGCAATAGCACTTGTGGTTAATGGAGAACCAAGACTCACATCAAGAGCCATATTTACACCAACTGCGGTTGATGAGTATGGGAACGTGACAGCCACAGCGATAATCAAAGTACCAAGATGTTGCTGTTTTAGTCTGGGTGTTGAGGCTGTTCCTGCGACTACAGACCCAACTGTTACACCTGCACCACTTATAAACGTGCAGAATGCGAACTTAACAATATCGAGAGTATCATAGGAGGGCAGAAAAATGCATGAAATGTATGAATTAAAAGAAATGCTTTGCGATGAACTTGCGAAAATCACAAAGAAAGGCGAGTTGTCAGCAGGTTCTCTTGATGCTGTCGATAAGCTTACACACTCCATCAAATCTATAGATACAATCATTGCTATGGATGAATATTCAGAAGATGATGGTATGATGTCATATGATTCATATGATTCATATGCGAGAGGCGATGGCAGGATGACCAACAGAGGCGGTGGTAATCGTGGCAATAGTCGAGAGAATAGAAGACGTGATTCTATGGGCAGATACGTTAGAGATTACTCTAATCGTGGCTCTTATGCTCGCAGAGGCGGTTATTCGAGGGATGAAGAAATGGAAAACCTCAAAATGAATCTTCATGAAATGCTTGAGGATGCCAATTCTGAAGAAGAGCGCAAAATGATTCGCAAATGGATTAAGCAGGTCGAAGAGTAAGGTGGTGGTTTTATGCCATCAAAAGAAGAAATACTTGAAGCCATAAGGGAAATCCAAAAAAAAGAACCAACTTATGCTAACTGTGAGAAGTTGGCAACATTTTACACCTTATTGCGGTATCTGTATTCTGAAGAGCAGGAAGGATATTCAAGAGATGCGAATGTCTTTCCTGCATCTAACGGAAGTGAGTTCAGAGAAGCCATATCTGGCAAGGATATAGAAAAAGTAGTTAATGTGCTTGATGAACACATGGATGTAATTAAACTTCTTTTTCCGAAGGAATACAGGGAAGTTATAAGACTTATTGAGGAAGGGTAAAACCTTCCTCTTTTTTGTGACTAAAATTATTTTTATAAAAACTATAAAAATTTATAAAATAGTTGTTGACATATGTTCCGAATAGGTGTATTGTATATACAGATACAGAGATACGGATTCGGACTAATCGAAAGAAGTAAGGGTTCTGGGTTATCGAAAGGATGGCTTGGGGAACTGAAAAGTAGCAAGACGAATCCCAGAAAAGAAAAGGAGATAAGGAGGATGAAAATATGTTAGATATGAATCACTTTATGAAAGATATCCGCAGATTACAGAATCTTGTGGATGAAGTTGAAATAGAGTACAACAGATTACAGGATAAGATGCTGATGGAAGGACTTACAGAGAAGGAAGAAATTCAGTATGATTTGCTTGAGCATCTTATGGATAAAATGAAATAATAATTTTATATAAAGTGTAAAATAGTTATTGCAAATCATATAAAAAATTGATATAATTTAAGAGTCGAAAGGAGGTGGTAAAGTGTCATTACAACAGAAAATCAAGATGATTATGATACAGGGAGGAGACAAGGGAACATATAAGGAACTTGCAGACCTTCTTGGGATATCAGAACCATCTGTTGTAAATAAGCTTAAGGGCAGACAGGATTTCAAATTAAAGGAAATCCGAATTTTTGCAGAGCATTATAACTTAACAGCAGAACAGATTGTAAATACGTTTATATGGAGGTAAAAATGGAAGAAAAAAAGAGAGGCACAGGTCAGAGACCTGCACCAGATTACAAGAGGATTATAACAAAGGTGCATAATATTTGTCTAGGCATGATATTCATATTCATATTTATGATTATAGCAGGAAGACATTTTGAGAATGACAGAGTTGTATCAGTAGGCATCGGAATCGGAATAACAGCAGGATTGATTGAGGTTGCAATCAATAGCGAGGAGGATGATGATGAATAGAGAAGAGTGTGAAAAGCTAATTACAGAGAAACTTTTGGAAATCCGAAAGATTTATAAGGAATATAATCCAAATGGAGATTACTTGACAGCACACATAACCAATAATCATGTAGATTTTAATAATGAATATTGGGAAGGTGGCAATGATGAGGAAAAACCAATCGATGTAATTATAACAACGGAGGTAGAAAATGAAGTTTAGAAAATTAAAGGCAGATGAAATTGAAGCAAGAGTGTCAACGGTAACAGAAAAAGGATGCTCCATACTATTATATAAAGATGCTCGAACAGACCAGAACATTCTGGATGAAACAGTTGGATGCCTTAATTGGCAGAGAAGTCATCAGCTTATAGGAGATAGATTATATTGTACTGTTTCTATATGGGATGATGAGAAGAAACAATGGATATCAAAGCAGGACGTTGGAACAGAGTCTTATACAGAAAAGGAAAAAGGACAGGCATCCGATTCCTTCAAGAGAGCCTGTTTTAATCTGGGAATAGGCAGAGAGTTATACACAGCACCATTCATATGGATATCAAAATGCAAGATAGTTGAGAAGAATGACAAATATACCACTTATGACAGATTTATGGTTGATGATATCGGATATGATGAGAGAGGTAATATCAACAAGCTTGTTATTAGAAATATAGGCTCGATATATGATAAGAAAAATGAAATAGTGTATCAGCTTGGAGAACCTGCCACAGAAGAGGAAAAGAATCAAGCTAAATATGATAAGCTTGCAGAATCCAAAATAGATGAGATTAACGTGAAAAGTATCCGACTTACTATTGAAAAGAATCCAGATGCCATGAGTGAGGAAGGAATCTGCAAATATTTTAAAATCAAAAAGATAGAAGATATGACCTATAAAATGTTGAGTGATTTCAACAAGATGATTAACGAAAAAAAGGAGAAGAAAAAATGACAAATGCAGAACTTATCAAGATTCTTGAAAAGAATCCAGATGGCAAGGTGTATATATCACTCAAGGGAGATATAGAAGAGCATTTCGTGGATACCTGTGATGAAACTCATGGAGGAGTGGTATTAAGTAGCGATGCAGATGCTCCAATCTATGAAAGCATAGTAAAGATGGCGAGAGAGTGCCTTGAGGAGTATGGAGCAGACCTCAATGAAAATCAGTTAGACAGGCTTAAGTATATAGCAGGAGATGAGGTATGAGAGCGAGGTGGCACGGCAAACCATTCCATGATATAAATCTGCGGAAATGGATTATATCATTGGAATGTGAAGAGCCACCTGTGGATTATGACAAAACGAAAGATGACCTGTTATCTGTCCAAATAAAGAAACACAGGGAAAAGAGAAGCCTTAATGCAAATGCATTGCTTTGGAACTGTTTGGGAGAGATAGCAGAAGCATTACGAACTGATAAATGGAATGTATATCTGATGATGCTTAAGAGGTATGGAAAGTATACATATATCTGCGTGAAACCTAATGTTGTTGAATCGGTAAAATCCCAATGGAGAGAATGTGAAGAAATTGGAGAAATAAATATAAATGGTGAAAAGGCAGTTCAGTTACTTTGCTACTTTGGCTCATCAACATATGATTCAAAAGAATTTTCAGTTTTGTTAGATGGTGTCATTTCAGAAATGAAAGAAATTGGCTTAAAAACACCATCAGAAAGGGAATTTGATATGGTGATTGAATCATGGAAAAAGAGCAATGGAGAGTAATACCAGAGTTTGATTTAATGGAGGGTTAAAACATGAAAAGCGTACTTACAACTACGAAGGGTATATGCTACCGATGCCAAAAGCAAGGCTATACGGAATTGCATCATATCATTCATTCTGGATGCAATAAGAAGAGGCAGGAGCGGATGGGCTTAATAGTTTATCTCTGCCCAGATTGCCACCGAGGGACTTACGGAGTGCATGGAAAAAATGGTCATGATATAGATTTGGACTTGAAGAAGATTGCCCAGAAGATGTATGAAGAGAAGCATTCCAGAGAGGAATGGATGAACGAAATAGGGAGGAACTATCTTGATTAAGTTTATTATCAAAATGAATCCTATTACGAAAAAGAACCACTCGCAGATTATTTTTAACAGAAATACAGGTCAACGGATGGTAGTTCCATCAAAACAATATAGGCAGTATGAACATGATTGCGCATGGTTCATGCCATCTGAAAAAGCAGAAGGACAGGTAAATATCAAAGCTTTGTTTTATATGCAGACAAAAAGAAGAGTTGACCTTGTAAATCTGCTACAGGCTCTTTGCGATATACTTGTGAAGTATGGAGTTATAGAGGATGACAATAGCAATGTGGTTGTATCTGTAGATGGTTCAAGAGTTCTTTATGACAAGGAGAATCCGAGAACAGAAGTAGAAATTACGGAGGTTTGAAAATGAGGAAGAAATCAGAATTAGGAAAATCGCAGACAGAGGATGTGTTGAGGTTTATGAGAGAAGAAGGCTCTATCACTAGCATGGATGCTATCAAGGAATTCGGGGCAACGAGGCTTTCGGCAATCATATTCAATCTGAGAAAGAGAGGATATGATATCGAGACACATATGGAGGTCAGAAAGAACAGATATGGGCATAATGTTGAATATGCAAGGTATGTTTTGAATGACTAGCCTTCTGAGGTGTCTAGGAGGCTCGAGAATCGATTTTTATTAAAAAGAGGTATAAATTATCGAATAAGAAAAAAGGAGGCTTAAAATGGCAAATAGAAGCTATGGTTACAAAAACATTAAAAGTGAAAGCGGAGAATTTTCCTGCCATATCAAGAAAGCAATAAATGATAAGTTGGATATATATTGCAGAGTCAATGGGATTAACAAAACAATGTATGTGAATCAGCTTGTTGAAAACGATATGGAAGAAAAGTTTAAAAGATTAAAGGAGGCAAATAATGAATAAAGTAATTCTTATGGGAAGACTCACAAGAAATCCAGAGGTGCGCTATACAAGCGGAAAGGATAATACACAGTTATGCATCGCAAGGTATACTCTGGCGATTGATAGAAGATTTAAGACAGAAGGTCAGCCATCAGCAGATTTTATAAACTGTGTTGCTATGGGTAAAAACGGAGAATTTGCAGAAAAGTATCTGAAGCAGGGAACAAAGATAGCTGTTACAGGAAGAATTCAGACAGGTTCTTATACAAACAAGGATGGTCAGAAGGTTTATACAACTGATGTAATGATAGAGGAGCAGGAGTTTGCTGAATCAAAGAAGTCTGATAATGCACAGCCAGAACCTTCAGAAAGTGCAAATGATGGTTTTATGAATATTCCAGAAGGCATTGAGGCAGAACTCCCCTTCAAATAGTAGTTGATGTTTTGCATAAAATGATGTATAATCATGTATTAGAGGGTAACCTCTGTTTAGAAAAATAGGTTGGCTGAGTTGTTGCGGAATTCAGCTATTGATACCTCATAACTTGGCTAACCACAGCTTGTATGATTGAGAACCGCAACTTCTCTTTTATACAGGCTGATTTTTTTAGGGAGAATGAAATGGAAAATGAAATTGAATTGATGGATATAGCTGATGACCTTCTCATTCTGAATAAGCATACTGTTGATACCTTGATGGAACTTGAAAATTGTGCTGATTGTATAGCTTTATATGTGTTTTATTACAAAACAGCCAAGTGGCAGAAAACAAATCAGATAAAAGCCAATGATGAGTATGTTAAGAAGTGTTTGAAATGGGGCAGAGACAAGATTATAAAAACCAAGGCAATATTAAAGGAGAATGGACTTATTGATATTGTACAAGAAAGAAAGGATGGCAAAATATCTGGATGGTATATAAAAGTATCATATCTAGTAAAAAAGAAGAGTTTAGAGGATTGCCATATTATTATCAAGAAGTCTCAAAACCCACAAGTAGGAAATCCTACAAGTACAATCGAGGACACAAATGCTTTAAAAGAAAATATTAAATGCTTAAAAACAGAAATAGAAATGCTTAAAGAGGGGAAAAACAAATCGACTCGATTTGTGCCACCTACACTTGAACAGGTACAGGATTATTGCAGAGAAAGAGGAAATGACGTAGATGCACAGCGATTTATAGATTTCTATGAATCAAAAGGATGGATGGTAGGAAAAAACAAGATGAAGGACTGGAAAGCCTGTGTCAGAACTTGGGAAAGAGGTAGCAAGAAAGCTGAATCACCTAAAAATATTGATAAGCTTAAGGCATTAGAGGATTATTACTTGCAGGAGGTAGTGGAATGATAGTTATATTATTAGCCTTAATGATAAATATGAGACAGCCTGTAGAGATGAATGATGACTTGAGTAAGCTATATGCAGTTATAGAGGATGCAAAACCATCCATAAGTACCCCTTCTGATGCACTAGAAGCCTCATATAGCGATTTGAATGAAAAAGGCGAGGAAATATCCACCGAAGAAATAAAAGGCTCTTATTTAGGCGAATATGAGTTGACAGCATATATTGCAACAGGGAATCCATGTGCTGATGGTGTTTATCCATCGGCAGGGTGGACGGTAGCAAGTAATGATGCAAGGCTATGGCATCATAAAATACGAATTGAAGGCTATGGAGAGTATTACGTCCATGATACAGGAGGAATGGAAACCAACGTAATTGATATATTTGTAAATACCTACGATGAGGCAATTCAGTTCGGAAGGCAATATGGAGAAGTTTATTTGATAGACTAGGAGGGGCATATGAAAAAAGCAAAGTTCAGCAAGAGGAAGTGTTTAAGATGCAAATATCATGGCATCGGCTGTGGAGGATACACCACCATCAAGAATGGTAAATCGGTGCAGGTGTACTGCAACTATTCGGTCACAGAAGATACCTGCCTCAAGTTAGTAGATGGGAAAGTGATAGACCAGAGGGGCGATGATTACTATAACTGTAAGCTGTTTTCGGAAGGGAGACCAGAGAATGAGCAAGATTACTAATCTATCAAAGCAAGAAATAATCACCATGTATAAGACAGCTAAAAATAAAGAGGAGCAGATACCGATATTAGCAGACTTAACAGCATCGGATGTTGATACCATTCTGGAAATATTAAAGGATGCAAAGGTATTCAATGGTGCATATAGCACCTGTAGTAGATGCGGAAAGCAGTATCCAACTATATCACATCATAATCCTACAAAAAGATGCGCTGAATGCAGGAAGTTAGCATCAAGGATATCAAAAATAAAGTTCCAGATAAAGAAGAACAATTCGAAAATACAGGAAATTCAGAGAAGTAGTGCAAAGTACAGAGAGGAATTGGACAAGCTAGAAGCTGAATGGGAGGTGTAAACATGAGAGATTGCAAAACCTGTAAATACTATGTATTGCAGAAAAATAAAAATATATATAGCTGTGAAAAATGGGAGTGTGAATACGAGCAGAAACTAACTCCAAGAGAGTGGCTTTCCACATTCAATACGGAATCAGCCACAGAGTGCTACACAGCGGTTCAGAGATTAAAAGCGGAGGTAGAGGAATGACATTAAGTGAATTATTAAGTAAAGCGGAGTATTACTCTTTGATTACGGATGAAGAATATAAGGAATTAAAGAAACAGATTCAGCCTTGTGAGGATTGTATCAGCAGAGAAGAAGCAATTAAACAATGCGGATTCGGAATGACAAATTTACTCATAGC